GCGAGGGAGCGTGCAGGTGCAGTAATCCTCTACGCAGTTGCAACGGTTTGCATCGTTGCCAGAGCAGGAGGGGCACGGGGTTTTGTCGGGTGTGCCGGTTTGGGCTTCCAGCATGTTCGCCACCATCTCAAAGACCTCGCTGCAGACTGCCTCCAGGTCGATAAGTTTCAAGACGTGGTCGCGATGGTACTTATTGCAGGCTGCTTCTGCTTCTTCGAATGTGCTGTGTGGTTTGTTGTCTGAAGAATAGATGCCGTTGGCGCGCTGGAAGTATGCAAGCCAATCGGTTTTCCCGTTATACCAGTCCCGACGCACGATCATGTAGAGCATAAGAGGCGGCTTTGAGTAGAACTCTGAGGTCTTAAAGTAAGGATCTTGAGACGGGCGAGACTGCCGTTCTGACCAGCGAAGCGGGTAGATGAACTCATCAATGATCCGCTTGAAAGCAGGTACCGAATAGCCAGCGGTTCTGGCTGTATCTCTGATGGTTTCGACTGCTGATACAGTGGCTTTAGGTGCTAAGACTGGCATGGTTAGCTCCGTGTTTCTTCGTCGCGTTCTTGGTAGGCGAGAATGATCTTCGCAGCGTGCCAAGAGAGGTCCACTTGATTGCTCAGGGTGAGTTCGTCGAACGGCACTTGGTTGCTCGTAGACTGTGTTTCCCAAAAAGCTTTCGAAGCAGTCTTCAGGGCAGACGGGTTGAGGTCTTCAATTGGGAGCGAGCCGGTACCGTTGCAGCGTTCGCACTCGCTTAATGCAAGGTGGAAATAGTCATCACGTCCGGTTCCAACGCAGCTGGGGCACTTCATTGCTTGGTCTCCTGCGGCAAAGTTGAACCGTAGTGAACTGGCTCCTGACCAAACCAGTAGATCTGCCACATGCGGATAGTGTTCACTGTGAGGATGAGAGGGAGGAAGGTCATGCGACGGCCTTGCTAGTTAGCTCGTTAATATTGCGGCGATGCACTTTGAACTCAGTCACGGTCACCCATGGGTTCGCGTTCCAACCGAAGCCGCGACTTTCATTGAGGGTGTTCCAGAGATTGCGAAACTTGTTTCGGAGAACTTCGCCTTCGCGTTCAACACCAATATCGTGTTCTGGATAGTTGCCAGTTATCCAGTGCCTCAGCTGCATGCCTTCAGAAACAGCATCCTTGGCTGAGATTTTTTGAAGTAACTCAACGCGCACGTTGGTCACTTGCAGAGTGATGCGTGAATACTTGCGTGGCATGAATATTGAAGGTTTCCAGCGCCGCTCATCATCACCGACAGTTGCCCGATAACGAACTTCACCAACTTGCGGGCATCCGCATATCTCAGAGCAACCACATTCAACTTCCTCGATCCGTGCCCATGTTTCACGGACCCATAACAAGTCGCCGGGGGCTGGTTTAAGCGGGTAGGCCTTGAGGTAGCTTTCTGGTGGATGGGGCTTGCAGCTCACTGTGAAGCAACCATGCTTTCCGGTTGGCCAGCTATAATCACTCTCGTAAATTGCGCCGGGGAATTTTCCACCACATGCGGTTGGTTGCGGTTTTAGTATGCGCCGTGTGTGTGTCTTCCGCCCTTCGAGTAGGGCTTGGATCATCGGGCTGGAAAAGAGGATAGGCCTATCAGTCATGCTGCTTCCTCCATTGCCATGAGTTCGGGAACATTGGCCTCCACGATAGCTTTGGCGACGGGTGGGCATACGCTGTTACCGCATTTTCTGATTTGCTCGGTCTTCGGGAATGGCTTGCCTTGGTAATCGAAGTTGATGCGGTAATCCTCTGGAAAGCCTTGGGCTTTGTAGAGTTCTGAGGATGTAAGCATGCGCATGCCAATGTCAGTGACGACATAGGGCTCACCCGCAATCTCAATGGTAACCAGACCAAAGCGATCTTTGGTTGTCACTGTGCCCATGGGAGCGTTAATGGGCTGACCAATGGAAGCGCCATAGTAGGAAGTGAGGAAGGAATGAACGGCCTTCCTATGGTCGCTACTGTGGCTGATGCCCTTAAGTTTCTGAAGGTGGCTGGTTACAATGTTCTGCTGTGTTGCGCGTGTGGTGATGGTTGAAAGAGGAGTGTCGGCGGGTCTTCCAGCTACATCGAAGTTATGTTGTGCAAGGAAGGCAGCAACAAGAGCATGTTTCCCTCCTCCAGCGACAACGGTGCCAAGTGGGGTATTGATATCTAAAGCTCTAGGGGCTTGTCCTTGACGCTCTCCATATCCGGTCTGAACGAGGGTTGGGGTGACTAGCGCAGACTTTCCGCAGCCTTCGGTAGTCACCGTTCCGAGAGGGTCTTGGATCGAGGCGCAGTTAGAGTTGGTGAATTGTCGATCGACAAACGGGACAACTAACGCTCTGCATCCGCCTTTTTCGGTCTTGATGGTAGTCATCGGCTTGGAGAGTGGCTCAAGGCTACCGCTATGGCTCATGTTCACGATGAAAGGCTCTTTGGCATCAATCACAAACTTCTGAATACCTGTTGCGATCCGCTTAAGGGTGTTCTCCGCAAGATCTTTCTTGCGTTCAAAGATGGATGGGCAGGGGATTGACCAATCAATGCACTCTGCTGCAGTGCGCCAAGGGCGCAAGCCTGAGCCTTCGAAGTCAGATGCTCTTGGGTCTCCGTGTGTTGGAGATGGCCAGACGATTTTTCTTCCATCCCTGCGCATGATAACAAAGAGGCGTGTCCGGATTGTTGGTGTCCCATAATCTGAAGCCTTCATCTTGCGATACTCGATTTTGTATCCAAGCTTGCTCAGCGCAGCACACCATTCTTTGAAGGTTTCGCCAGCACGCTCCTTGATTGGTCGGCCTTCGTTGTCTAGTGGTCCCCAGCCTAAGAATTCGATGACGTTCTCTAGCGCGATCACGCGTGGTCGGTTCCTACCTAGGTTCTGACAAAACTTCACGATTGCCCAAGCAAGCATGCGTACCTGGGGAGACAGGATTTTCTTTCCACTTGCTCTGGAGAAGTGGCGGCAGTCTGGCGATGCCCAAAGGAAACCGACGGGGCGTCCGTGTGTGTGGGCTGGCAGATCGACCTCGAAAACGCTCTGAGGCAGATGGATGGTGTCCGGGTGGTTCTGAGCGTGCATCGCAAGAGCTTTGTCGCAATGGTTGATCGCGATATCTGGTGACCTGCCGAGCGCAAGTTCAATGCCGGTTGAGGCACCGCCACCACCCGCAAAGGAGTCGATGATGAGTTCCTGATGTGGGTGTGCAATCGGGAGGGCGAATAAGTCGCTCTGGAGTTTCGCTTCATGTTTCATAGGCGCATGAACCTTTTAGCGTTCGTTATGGACGTCAAAGGAGGAGAGCTGGGAGCTAATGAAATCAGAGGGAATGCTCTGCTTAGCCTCGATCACTGATTGGTCGAGTGCTGGTGCCAGGACTAACAGCGCGTATCCAAGCAGAATGAGGACGGCAAGTTTTGCGGCCTCGTTCAAGAGGAACAGGGGCACGTTGCAGCGATCACTAAATACGTCATTATCAATGCTATTCATGGGTCTGTTCCTCTTGCGAGATTGCTAAGGGGAAAGCGCTTAGCGCTTACTCAGGTTCACCGAAAAATAGAGGCAGACCTGTTTCCTGTTTGGCGAGATCGCAGGCTTCCTTGAAGGCGTGCTCCAGCATGCGCTCAGGGTTGTGAAGCGAGGTCAGCCATTTGATTGTGCCGCCAGCTTTGCGATAACGCAGGCGAACCGGAATCCGGTAGGGAGCTGAGTTCTTGAATACCGGAATAGAGATCAGGAACATGTTCGGCACGCTCAGAGGTTTTCCGTCGCCGTCCACGTGTTCTTCCTTGAACACGATCTGTTGTTCACCTGAGTTGCGGTTGAAGCCTGTAGCAATCTGGTTGGCTTCGTGGATCTGTAGCCCCTTAGACAGCTGCATGAGCTTCTCAGAGCCGCATGGACGGCCTTCCAGAGTTTGAACCAGCTCGTAAAGTTGGCGGTCTGGATCGCTTAACTTGTCTTTGCTGTCGCCCTTTAAGAAATTGGGCAGAGCCATCACATCGGTGGTGTTGTCTTCCAAGAAGAATGAGAACTCATCTTGGCTCATGGCGTCTTGGGATGCCTTGTTCCAGATCTTCCATTGATCAGAGAGAGGGAAGCGATAGCGGCCTTTGTGATCACCATGCTGGGGCAGGGGCTTCTTCTCTGCTTCGATGACTTCCCCGTCTCCTCTAACGATCTGGTTGAGTGCATCGTGGTAGTTGAGCACGCTCAGGATTGAGAGGTGTTCCGGGCGGATATCGGCAAACAGAACAGAGTTGCTGTTGGAGAACCTGTTCGCGTGGTCAATCAGGCTTTCAAGGGTCAGATGCTCTGAAGTGCCAGTTAAACGGTGTGGGGTTAGGTCAAAACGCTCAAGAGCAGCTGTCAGTTCGGTGCGCTGCATGCCTCCCTGATGGTCGCGTGAGATCATGAAAGTCAGCGTCTTGCCTGACGAGTGATTGACTGTGACGATTTCAGGCTCTTTGTTTTGGCCTGCCATGTCTCCAATCTTTTGGATGGCTTCTGCGGATAATTCCATTCTCAGTGTCCTTTTTGGTGAGAGTGGTGGTGAGGGTTAGATTGTGCGGGCGTCGGTCTCGCTGGTTTCAATCTCGCGAGGCCCGTCGAACATGTGCATCTGCTGCGGGTTCTGGGGGGAGAAGCCGTTGCCAGTAGGCCAAAGGATTGAGCCTGCGCGTGGCGGTTGCGGGACGGTGCTAGTGAGTTGCGGAGTAACTTCCACGATGCCCTTCTTCGCCTTGAACTTGATTTTCAAGTTGATTGAGGCTTCTGGGTTGCCGCCGTGCTGCTCAACGTGAGCAGTGATTGCAGAGGCGACTTCCTCCATTTTGATGGTTGCATCGCGTTGCAACTCGCCATCTTCGAGGCTTTGCAGAAGATCCGCAAAGCTACGAAACTCAAAGGACTTGCTCATTCTCAAACCTCTCGGGTTGATAGGTGGTCTTGGTGTAGTCAGATGGGGGAGGTGCCGGGTTAGCTGGCTTCTGCTGGGGTGGCGGTCCGCATTTCCTGCAGGAGCTTTACGAGCTGCAACTCAGCTTCTTTGAAGGTCTCGCGTAAGGCGAGGATGCGAGCCGAGATCTGTTTGCGGTCGTTAGGGGTGCGCTCCAGCATGAGGCGCAAATCAGAGCGAAAGATGCAGATGTCTCCGTGGGCTTCACCTGTGCGGACAAGGGCATCTTCACCCACTTCCTGTACGGTTTTGGTCGGTGTTTGAACTGGTCTTTGTTTGGCCGCGGGGAATTGAACGATTTTGGCGCTATGCATCAGGAAAACCTCCTAAAAACCTAGAAAAACTCATCTAACGTTGATGCACATGAGTGAGATTTATTCACAAACTTCACTCTATGGTTGTGCATATCTTCGAAAATCGAAGTATCATCGCACAGAATTTGTGCATAATTCGCACAAGGTGTCAATCATAATTGTGCGAAAAAAGACCATACTCATATCCAATATCATGGAGGTACCAATGGAGATGTATGAAAAATCGGAGTTTGGAGAGAGTAATCCGAGCGTGTTTGCACGCGTTATTTTTGGACTTGAGAGCCGTTTGTTCGAGTTAGGGCTGAAGATGGAGTATGGGAGCGACTTTGAGCTATTTGAGCGCTTCGCTGAGGGGACTGACAAGCAGGCTTTGTCGGAGCATTTTCAGGTGGCGTTAAATACCTATACTCCTGAAAATGCGTTTTGGTTGAGGGCTGTGAGTGAGGAGGGGGAGACGGTTGCTCTGGGTGCGGTTCGTCTGGATCTGCTGGGGGTGCAGACGCTTGATAGGCACTTGGCGAAGTACTGGAAGCGTTGCTATCCGGGGCAGTTTGGGAATGGGGCAACATTGGCGGCGGGACAGCCAAGGTACTTACGGGAAGTTTCCGGACGTGTTTGTTACTTGGGGGAGTTGTGGGTGGCTCGGTTGTGGCAGAGGAAAAAAGTGCATATTCACTTCTCTCCTTTGGCTATGGCAATTGCCCTGCAACGATGGAATCCTGATTGGCTGTATTGCTGGGTAAGGCAGAAGATGTGGTGTAAGCGATATCCTCTGGCTTATGGATTCTCAGCGGTCCATCCAGTTGGCGTTCGCTGGCATGAGGAGCCTTCAACGATTGACAATGACCTAGTGATGGCGCTGAACCGCCGTGACTGGGCGCTGGATTGGATGGATGCTCTAGCCGATGAATTTCCCTTGGTATCACGTAGCTGACTATTTGAGTTAAGCCATTGTGCAGCCGCCATGGTAGAAGGATGCGCTCGTATACTAGCTGGATTGGGTTCTCATCTGGGTAGCAGAGCGAAGAAATAACTTCATAAACAGGGTCTCCCGAAATTGCGGTTAGGAAACCTGGGTGAACTTGGTGGCGGAAGTTGGGTTCTATAAGGGCTTTTGGGGTTGTGTCTTCAGGTTCGAGGGTTTTGGGGATGAGTTTTCCTAGTAATGTCTTGCGTCCGACAAAGAGGATCTCTGGGCTGTCGCCTTTAGGTGCTTCGCCAGACATGAGGAGTAAATGCGGGCTATGCTTGGCTAGCTCTGAGGGGAATCCCGCATTCTGGTGTTCTGAAGACCAGATGCTGTAAAGGTGTTGGGCGCGGGGTGTCGCTAGTCCGCGTTCAATCAAGCTGATTGGAAGTGCTTCTGTGTAATTCATGATGCCATCGCTTTAATGCGTTCGAGTTCTTTGATAACCGCCTTACGGCTTTTAAAGTAAAGTAACTCTTGGTCTTCTGACTTAAGGTTATTGAAGTCACCGTGGCCGAATTCTTGTATACATTCCCATTGTAGAATGTGATTGCAGTCTATAATGTTGGCAAGATAGTTTAGTTTTTCGAAGTTATTAGATGATTGTTGATTGTTTACATTAATTAATTGATCGGGGAAATTCTTAAAACTGTCCATAATGAGAGCCCTTTCGGGTAATATCTGAGCACAACTTGCATAGGTGAGCAATAAATATGTGCGTTACAGGACTTAGTTCTTTTGGCGCTTGAGGCCAATAGTCACGGCGTTGATGAAGTCCTGAAGGGGCATGTTGCCACCGAACTCGCGCTTCTCAATCTCAAGGGCAGCAGTGAAGGCTTTGTCGTAAGCTTCTTCACTGAAGTTGCTCACCGTGCCATTTTGAGCGGGCGGTTGAGCAGCGTCGTGAGAAGGCTGCTTTGCAACTTCTGGGGTAGAATTGCCTGAGAGTGACGGAATTGGAACGTCTAGCGCGTCAGATATTTTAATTAGCTCTACGCCAGAGATCTCCCTAGCGCCCTGTACCATTCGATTTATCTTCTGGGAGCTGAGGTCAATATCGCGTGCGAGATCGGACTGGCTCTTTCCAGCTTTGTCCAATGCTTCTGCAAGCCATTTGGCTAGGATTTCGCTCGCGGTGGTCGTAGGCATAATCATGTTATGCACCCTGTTTTTATTGTTGTCTTGTGCTTTTTTAGACCAACACGAAACATTTTCTATTTGACTAATATCGAACATATATGTTCTTTTTGGGCTATTATCGCACAAATTGGGCATGATCGATGGAACCTGCTACAACTGTAATTAGAGATCTGGGTGGTTTAGGAGCTACCTCAAGAATTCTTGAGACAGGCGTACACACCATAAAGAGGTGGCGTAATCCTGTCGAAAAAGGCGGAACAAACGGCGCAATTCCGCGGAAATACATCTTCCCAATTCTGGTTCATTGTGCCGTTCATGACATCCCTCACACCGTTGAGACTGTGGCGCTCACTCCTGAGCAGAGGCAATTTCTTGTCGATTTACGCACAGAAGTCTGCTGCGAAATTGTGGCTCCGTCATCCCCCAATGAGAACACAAATTGGGGAGTCGAAAATGAAGCTTGATCGTCCGACCAGTGACAAAAATCGTCGTGCAATCAAACAGGCAACTCATAGGACAACCTCACTTTGTGGTGGGCAAGAGAGCGCAGCGCTTATTACACGTGTCAATCCGAAGACGCTAAGTGACTACGGGAACACGGGGAATCCTAGGCACCTTGATACGTTCATGCCAGTTGATGTACTCGCCGACATGATTTTGGATCGTAGAGAGGCTGGTGAAAGCACTCCGCTCTTAGCAGAGCTTTGTGAGTTGGCAGGCGGTGTCTTTGTGCCAGTTCCTGAGGTCTGCCGAAAGACAACTGCGGTTGATCTTAGAGTTGTTGATTTGTCGCAGAAGTTGTTGAACTTAGTCGCTATTTTGACTCAATCACTGGCAGAGAATGGTGACGACTATAGCGATGCTGATCTTGGGTTGATCAAGGACGCGATCCAAGGGCTTTGTGGCTTGCAATCTCGATACGAGGAGAAGGGCACCTGATGACCTCTCTCAGAAACTCCCTTGCCGTTATGGCGTCCCGTGTGGAGCCTGAGAAATTTGGCGACTATTTTCCAACTCCTCCATGGGCTACTCGGGCTTTGTGTGAGTTTCTTCTGCGCCTCAATCGAGTAGGGGAGGACAGTTGGGAGCCTTTACGTGTTTGGGAATGTGCTTGCGGTGGCGGGCATATGGCAGTCCCACTTCGTGAGTACTTCGATTTGGTGTGGGCCTCAGACTTGTTCAATCGCGGTTTTGGCGATGCTCACGGGGAGTTTTGGGACTTCCTAACTGTCCTTCCTGAATGGCAGTTCCCAGTGGGGACGTTTGATTGGATTATCACCAATCCGCCTTTTGGTGTGTTGGCGCAGCAGTTTGTTGAGCGAGCTTTGGCCCACAAACCTAAATGCGGTGTTGCTGTTCTTGTGCCGTTGAGGTGGTTGGAAACAATCGAACGCGTTGCAACGTTGTTTATGGTTCATCCACCTGCAATCGTTGCGGTTTTTGCTGAACGGGTAGCCATCCATAAAGGGCGCTACGTTCCAGATGGCGGCACAGCTACGGCTTATTGCTGGATCATCTTCCGCACAGATCAAGAGGCAAGCCCTACCCAGCTCATATGGGTGCCTCCCGGTTCGAAGCGGCGTTTCTCCAAACTAAGTGACCTTGATTTGGCTAGTGATCCCGAGCCTGAGGATCAACCTGGCCCTTTGTTTTCTCTCCCTGAGGCAATGGAGGTGTGTAATGCGTGATTTTCGGAATGTTCAAGAGTGGCATCGCGGGGTCTCGCAGAGCGACTTGGCTGGGAATACTCGGCTCGTGTTGTTTGCATTGAGCCTTTTCACTGATCGTATCGGCGCGGCTGTTTGGCCTTCGGTTGGGACGCTGGCAGATCGAACCGGTTTGAGCAGACCCTCAGTGATGAAGCACCTGAAGCTTGCGGAAGATGCCGACTGGATCAATATCAAGCGCCACGATGCCAACGGGGCTCGGCTCAAGCGAAACGAATATTCGCTCAAGTCTCCTGAAGTGGGAGGTGCGGCATGAGCGATGATCGAAAGGCTTGGAGTTGGCGGCAAGCCTTCTGCCGGTCTGATCTTCCGGCGACCACAAGGCTCTTGCTGCAAACCATGAGTATGTTCATGAACACGATGGGAGAGAGTTGCTACCCGTCTATCGAAGATTTGATGAAGTATAGCGGGCTGAGCAAGGGGGCGGTGCTCAAGCATATCGAGGTGGCTCGTGATGCTGGTTGGATCACTATCAGTCAGCACGGCTTCAAGGGGCAACGATGGAAGCGGCGCGAGTATGTGGCGCGATGGCCTGAGCGAGATTTGGTTGCTCCAAGCACCTCTGAGCGGCTTGATAAAAGTGCTGAGTTTGAGGAAAAAGCTGGTGCACCTGATGTACCACCTCCATCAAAAAAGGTGGTTCACGACGTGAACGAAGGTGGTGCACCTGATGAACCTAAGGTGGTGCACGACGTGTACCAAGATAAGAACAGTCCATTAAACAATCCAATACCAGTCCAAAAGAGAGAGAGCGCGTGTAAGAGCGGGAATGATAAAAATGACAATACAGGCAAGTCCGCTCAAAAAACGTGGCTTCGAAGGCTGAAAAAAGTTCATGCGACTTGGCCGACCTATGCCGACGACAGCACGGAGATGGTCGAAAAAGCTTGGTTTGCGCTGAGCGAAGCAGAGCGAACCGAGGCGCAAAGATTAGCTTTGGCCTATGTTGATCATTGCCGTAACGAGCTGAAACGAAAGGCTGTTTGTGCGTTCTCCACTTACCTCCGAGAGAAGAAGTGGGAGCGGCTTCCTGCGACTTCGGCTGGCGGAACAACCACCCAACACGCCAAGCCATACGGCAAGCTCTGGGGTGTTGAGCGGTTTGTTGATCTGCTCAAGCCTCACTACGGCAACTTCCCGAAACCATCGGCTTTCCTTGATGGGCTTTTGAAAGGGAAAGGGCCTGCGTCTGAGCGGGAGAGGCGGCAACGCAAGGCGCAATACGGCTGGCCTCGGGTCAATGCCATGCAGCATCGGGCGCAGACAAGCTCCAAGGGTGTGACTGTCCCCAATGAGCTTGCGCCTCTGGCGGATGAGTTCATTCAGGTCGAGGTTGGTTCGAACCTCTGGCGGGCATGGCAGGCGTTGCACGATGAGCGCGGTTGGCCTTGGCTTGGGGTTGATCGCGACCTGCCGGAATGGGTCTACATGCCTCGGCTGGTTGGGGCTGATATGGCTCTCACTGACGACAATAAACCTGAGGTTTTGCTTGGGCTTGTGAAGAGGGCTCTTGAAAACTTTGAGGCTGTGCACGGCCAAACCACCAACACCACAACGGCAACTCAGGAGGCTGCTGAATGAACGGACCGAGGGACATTGGTGGGACTGCGATCTGTAGAGTTTATTCGACTGTGCAGGCCTTGGTTCGTATTGCCGAGCTTGATTGGATTGTGGTTCAGACTAATCCTCGCTGTGAGTTACGGGCTTGTGCTGGGATTGAAGCGACAGGAGCGCTTACATACCTGCCGATGATTCCTGCGCTACGAAAGCGGAAACGAGGAAAGAAGGCGATTGAGACAAGCAAGCCAATGTTTTCGCGTTACCTGTTTGTTGGGTTGAACCGCAAAGTAGGAATGACCTGTGATCAGGTGCGCAGCTGTGATGGTGTGGAAAAAATTCTTGCAGCTGAGCCTGATGCTCCTGCGTACTTGGTTTCTGCGAGGGAAATGGAGCTGATCATGGAGGCTGAGAAATCTGCGCAGCTAGAGAAGAAAAGCGTAGAAGGTCAGGCATTTGAGGTTGGTGACAACGTAGTGCTGATCGCTGGTGCTTTCGTTGATTGCAGGGGGCAAGTTCAGGACATCAAGTCAAATGGAGAGAGCCTGCGAGTGGAGCTGGATGTGTTCGGGCGAAGCACAAACGTGATCGTACCACTTGACAAAGTGGCGCTGCGTTAACCATCATGTCGCTCAGGATGACCACCGTGGATCTCCGGAGCCTGGGCAGGCCAAGGGCCGCCATACCAAACAGAGCGAGCTGGACGCGGGGCCCAGTCAACACAAGACGCCGAATGGCGGAGTTGGCGCGAAGGACTTCTATGGAATTTCGATACGCATGCAGAGTGCGTCAACTGGTTCGCTGAGAGGCGGGCCTTTTTTGTGTTCGAAGGCTTCACAGTTTGCCACTCAAATCGATCAAGCCACGCCTGAACACATTGGGCTCAACGCTGCGCAAAGCGCCTAAGGCGGTCGATCCGTTCTACCTCACAGCTGAATGGAAGGCTCTCGCCAAGTACATCAAGCAGCTGCGCGGCTATGTCTGCGAGATGTGCGGCAAGGACTTCTCGAAGCGGCAACACAAGCTCATCGCTGACCACATCGTCGAACGCAAGGATGGTGGCGCTGACCTCGATCCGGGCAACATCCAGTGCCTTTGCACGTGGTGCCACAATCGGAAGACTGCGCAGGCGCGACGGATACGTTGCCAAGCCATTGATTTATAAAGTGAAATTCAGTTTGAATGAGTTGCTCGGGAGCTGTTGAACGCCTCTGAGGCGGCTGTGAAGGCTTTAGCGGCTGGACTGCCAAACTATTGATTTTAAAGGGAAAATGGGGGGTGGGGTGAAAGTCCGGGGGCTGAATGGCCCTTACCCGCCCCAATATAATTGAGAGATTTTTTTTTGGCTGACTTCGAATTTGACCTGCTAGGCGATCCAATCCCTGAAGGGTTTGGAAAACGAGGGCGTCCACCTCATATGGTGAGTGACGAAAAACGTAGACTTGTCATGCAGTTACTTGCCTTTGGGAAAACGCAAGATGAAATCGCTGCAGCGTTAGGGATCACAGCTCCCACTTTGCGCAAGAATTATTTTCGTCAGCTCAAGGTCAAGGATGATGCGCGGGCGAGGGTAGAAGCCAAGCTTCTGGGCAAGCTCATGGACATGGCCGAAGCCGGGAAAGTGTCAGCGATCAAGGAAATATTCTCCCGGCTTGAAAGCTCTGATCGTGCCAAGCTGGCAGAGGCGATTGCCAATCGGGGAAAGAGTGTTCCTGCTGCATCCCAAAAAGCGCTCGGCAAAAAAGAAGAGCGCAAGAAAACTGCAGAAACCTATGACGGGAAGTATGCACCTCCCCAAGCTCCTCAGCTGATCAACTAAGAAAGATATGTCTTGAAAGCTCAACACTGGTCAACAGCCTGCGTGGATTGGGAACACCGCATTGTTCAAGGGAAATCTCTCATTCCCTTCGAGCCTTTGTTCTGTGAGGAAGCAGAGGCAGCTTTGAATGTCTTCAAGTCGCTCAAGGTGGTTGATGTTCCGGGCATGCCGACATTTGGTGAGTGCTGTGACCAGTGGGTGTTCGATTTTGTTGGTGCGATCTTTGGAGCCTATGACGCGGGAGAAGGACAACGTTTGATCAGTGAGTTCCTGCTCCTGATCTCCAAGAAAAACGCCAAGTCCACCATTGCAGCTGGGATCATGGTGACGGCGCTCATTCGCAACTGGCGTCACCTCAATGAGCTGTTGTTGCTTGCCCCTACAATTGAGGTGGCCAACAATTGTTTTGATCCAGCAGCAGCGATGGTTTCCTACGATCCAGAACTCAAAAGCATTCTTAAAGTGATTTCGCACCAGCGAACAATCAAACACGAGACCACAAACTCGAACCTCAAGATTGTGGCTGCTGACAGCGACACGCTCTCTGGCAAAAAAGCTGGTTTTGTTCTGGTTGATGAGCTGTGGTTGTTTGGCAAGAAGCCAAAGGCAGCAGCCATGCTGCAGGAGGCCACTGGGGGATTAATTGCTCGTCCTGAAGGGTTTGTTGTCTATCTGACGACGCATTCCGATGAGCCACCAGCAGGGGTCTGGAAAAGCAAACTTGAATATTACCGTGATGTGCGTGACGGAAAGATCCATGATCCCGAGCGGCTTGGTGTGCTTTACGAATTCCCGAAAGCAATGCTCAAAAACAAGGATTACCTGAAGCCGGAAAACTATTACATCACCAACCCCAACCTTGGGCGTTCCGTACGTAAGAGCTGGCTGGAGTCCAAACTTCGCGAGGCCATGGACGGCACTGGTGAAGAGGACAAGCAAAGCTTCCTTGCCAAGCACTTAAATGTGCCAATCGGCATGAACCTGCGACGGGATCGGTGGGCCGGGGCTGATTATTGGCGGGATGCTGAGTTCACTGCCATCCGGGATTTTGAAGAGTTTCTGGATCGGTGTGAGGTTGTGACTGCTGGGGTTGATTGCGGCGGAATGGATGACCTTTTAGGGCTTTGTTTTATCGGGCGCGAAAAAGAAAGTGAGAGGGATAAGAACAGGTGGCTGCTTTGGGCTTGTGCGTGTTGCCATAACAGTGCGCTGGATAAGCGCAAGCAGATTGCAACAGCTCTTCAGGATTTTGCGAAGGATGGTGATCTGTTCATCTGCGAGAATGCGGAGGACGATGCTCTGATTGTTGCCGACTACATGGAGCAAGTTCTGGACCGTGGCCTGTTCCCGAAAGAGAACGCAATCGGGCTGGACCCGGTTGGAGTTGCGGCAGTCATTGATGAATTGATTGAGCGTGAGGTCAAACAAGAGCAGATCGTTGGTGTGCCTCAGGGCTATAAGCTTTCCGGTGTGACCAAGGGCATGGCGCGAAAGCTTGCAGATAAATCTCTGGTTCACGGCGGCTCGCGGATGATGGCGTGGTGTGTGTCCAACGCCAAAACCGAAAGGCGCGGCAACGCTGATTACGTGACCAAGCAAGCCGCCGGTTCCATGAAAATTGACCCGCTCACTGCAGCGTTCAATGCATTCGATCTTATGAGCCGCCATCCGGTGGCTGAAGGTAATGATGGCCTGGATGATTTCCTCAGCAATCCGGTGATGGTTATATGATCAGATTTTTAAAGGCAGCAGCTCGCGGCATTAAACAGGAACTGCGTGCAGGCGAGTCAGGATGGATCAACCTTAATGGAGGGGATGCATGGACTGGGGGAGGTCATTCTTCTGCGGCTGGCAAAACCGTGAATGCGTCCTCTGCTCTGGCGTTTTCTGCTGTTTGGGATTGTGTTCGCAAGACTTCACAAGTGATCTCAACACTGCCTCTTGCTCTTTATGAAAAGGGTGCTGAAAACAGCAGGGTGAAGATTGAAGAGGACCTGTCCGAGATCCTTAGTAAGAGCCCCAACCCTGAGCAAACAGCGGTTGAGTTCTGGGAAGGTATGACGGCGCATGCAACCTTGCGCGGCAATGCCTGTGCGGAAAAGCTCTTTGTGGGACCAGGGCTGGTTGGTTTGCGCCCTTTGCTCAATGTCACACCTAAACGTAACCGGGATGGCAAGCTGGAATACAGCGTCTATGACCGGGGCAAACACAGCACATTACCTGCTGATAAGGTTTTCCATCTGCGCGGGTTCGGCGCTGGTGATGGTTTGGGCATGTCAGCCATCAAGTACGGGGCGAATTCAATTGGGGCGGCTTTGGCTGCTGATGAGACGGCAGGCAGTGTATTTTCCAATGCGATGATGGCAGCTGGTGTTTTGACCTCAGAGCAAAAGCTTAATGCAGAGCAGCGGGGGCAACTTCAAACCTTGCTGGAAAAGTTCATTGGATCAAGCAAAGCGGGCAAGACGCTGACGCTGGAATCTGGCCTCAAGTTCCAGCAGCTCCAGCTCAACCCTGAAGATGCTCAGCTTTTGGAAACCCGGCGCTTTAGCGTTGAAGATGTTTGCAGATGGTTTGGAGTTCCGCCGATTGTGATCGGCCATTCATCTGATGGCCAGACCATGTGGGGGAGCGGTGTTGAAGCGGTGATGTTGTCCTGGCTCTCGCTTGGTATCAATCCGCTGCTCGTCAAAAACGAAGCTCGTATCCTGAAA